CTGGCAGCCAGATACAGTGTTGATAGAAAAGAAAGCTAGTGGACAAAGTTTACTACAAGATTTAAGGATGGGTGGCATACCAGTATTAGCTTATTCACCAGATAGAGACAAGATTGCTAGGGCACACAGTAGTTCTGCATTGCTCGAAGATGGAAGAATATTCTATCCACAAGGGAAAAAATGGGCTAAAAACTTAATAGATATATGTTCAGCCTTCCCTGCGGGTGATAATGATGATATAGTTGACACTTGTACACAGGCTTGGCTAAGATTAAGAAAAGGTTGGTTCATCACTCATTCTACAGATTATGATGAAGAAGATGAAGTTCAAGAGAGAAGGATGACAATATATGGCTAGAGAACCTCAAGTAATTCCTTTTGCAGAAGGTATGCCTTCAGATGAGTTTCAGATAGAAGATATTGGTAATGATGAGGTATTAGTAGGCGACCCATCTTTAGACATTGTTGAGCAAGATGATACATCTTTTGATCAGAACCTTGCAGAACAAATAGACGCTAAAGAACTTAATGCAGTAGCAAGCCAATTAATCACAAGTTATGAATCAGACAAAGAAGCAAGATCAGAATGGGAAGACAGATATAAGCAAGGATTAGAAACGCTAGATGTTCATGGTGGTCAAGAAGAAGAGGAAGACCAAAGGGCTACAAGAGGTTTAAGCAACGTAGTTCATCCTATGATAGCTGAAGCAGCTACACAATTTAATGCAAGAGCAATAGCAGAATTATATCCAAGTGGCGGGCCAGTAAAGACAATAATAGTTGGCGACCCAAGCGAAGAGATGGAAGAGCAAGCTCGTAGAGTAAAAGACTTTATGAACTATCAGATTACTCAAGATATGCCAGAGTACTTCCCTGATTTAGACCAAATGTTATTTCAATTACCTCTAATTGGTCACACTTTCAAAAAAGTTTGGTGGGATGCTAACCTAGATAGGCAATGCTCACAATTTGTAAAGGCAGAAGACTTTGTAGTTTCTCCAGAGAGTAAAGACCTATACACATCAAGCAGATACACTCACGTTATTCGTATGCCTAAGAATGACTTTAACAAATATGTTAAGGCTGGGTTTTATTTACCAAGTAAGTATAGTGGGGAAGACATAGACCCTAGTGGAGACGTAGGTAGTGAGATAGAGGGCGTTGACCCATATGGTGATAGTGAAGATGAGGTTATGACGCTTCTAGAGGTACACGCTTACCAAACATTCGATGGCATAGACACTATCGAAGAAGAAGATGATGATAATATGGTTGCGTTACCTTATGTAATTACAATTGATTACGATGCAGAAAAGATTGTTAGCATAAGGCGTAATTGGAGAGAAGAAGACCCTACACAGAAAAGAAGAGACTGGTTTGTAAGTTATAAGTTCTTGCCTGGTACTGGGTTCTATGGTTTTGGCTTGTATCATATGATAGGTGGGCTAGGTAAAGCAGCTACTGGATCACTAAGAGCATTATTAGATTCAGCGGCTTTTGCTAATATGCAAGGTGGATTTAAACTCAAAGGCAGAGTGACTGGTGGAGAGATGCAGATAAATCCTGGTGAGTTTGCAGATTTAGATGCCACTGTAGATGATGTAAACAAAGCTATTATGCCACTACCATTTAAAGAGCCTTCAAGTACCTTGTTCAATCTTATGAACGCTATCGCAGATGCTGGAAGAAGGTTTGCTAGTACTGCAGACCTAAATGTAGGCGATGTTAATCCAAACGCTCCCGTTGGTTCAACAGTTGCACTGATTGAGCAAGGTAGTAAAGCTTTTAGTGCCATACACAAAAGACTGCATTATTCACAAGGTCAAGAGTTCAAGATGTTGGCGAAGCTTAATGCAGAATATCTGCCAGAGAGTTTTACCTTTGCTATGGGTGGTATAAGCGAAACTATATTTGCTAAAGACTTTGACGAAAGAATAGATGTAATACCAGTCAGTGACCCTAACATATTTAGTACTGCACAAAGAATTGCACAAGCTCAAGCTGTTCTTCAGATGTCCACTGCTAGTCCACAATTATACGATCAGTATGAAGCTAACAAAAGAATGCTCGAAGCTATTCGTATAAACAATATAGACGAAATATTAAAGAAGCCAGACGATGCAGCAAGAATTGATCCTATTACAGAAAATACTGCTCTCATGTATGGTAAAGCTATAAGAGCCTTCCCAGACCAAGATCATGAAGCACACATTGCAGTCCACCTTCAGTTTTTACAAGACCCATCTTTAGCTGGAAACCCAGGTGCTGTGGCTATGCAACCAATTATGATAGCTCATATAGCTGAACATATAGCGTTATTATACAGACAAAGAATGCAAGCAAGTATTGGCGTATCCCTACCAACTTTGCCAGAGCTTCGTGACCCTAAATTTAAGTTCGAAGATATTAACCCAGAGATGGATAGAATTATAAGCGAAAGAGCAGCAGAAGTTGTAGCTAAAGCACCTCAGATGGAAGCAATTGCACCACTAGCTAAAATGATGCAACAACAACAACAGAAGCAAAACCCATTACAATACGCACAAGAATTAGCAAAATTAGAAGCTGAAGCATTGAAAGCTAGAACACAGGTGCAGATACAAGCTGACCAAGCTAAGGCACAACAGAAACTAGCGATAAATGAAGCAGAAGCGAAACAAGATTTGCAGATAGAGCAAGCCAAGCTACAAGCAGACTTACAAGCCAAGGTAGCCAAGTTGGAACTTGAACTGCAGATGGAGCGTGAGAAAAACCAAGCTGAAATACAAAAGGAGATTATAAAGGATGCCACAAGACAACAGAATGACAGACCCTAGAGCTGTTATGAGAGAAGGCGAAATAAATCAAATGTTAGACCCAAGAAGCGTTGTTCGTGAAAGCGAGTTGAGCGAAATGGCTAGAGAAAACATACCATCAAATATGGATATGGGTATGGATAGCATGATGCCACAACGAGATATGACAGACATAGACAAAGTGCTTTTACTTATAGACATGGGATTAAATGAGCAAGATGCCATTGAAGCAGTTGCTAGAGAACGATCAATGGGCACAGTAAGACCAGAAGAGTTTGGTGGGCAACAAATGCAAGCCCCTATGACGCCTCAAAGACAAGGTATGCAAGCTCCTATGCCTCAGCAAATGCCACAAGACCAATTAGGAGCTTTGCCTCAGATGCCACCTCAAGCACCACCACAAAGACCTTTCGATACTAGTGATATGTCAAGAGAGCAGATGGATATGTTAAGAAGAGGTATCGATCCTTTTGCAGAGGGTATGGTTAGATAAATGGCAAAAGGTGACCAAAATGGAGCACTTGGTTCTTTAACAGAAGAACAGTTTGGAAGCCTTTCAAGAGGTTTTGAAATGGCAAACCCAGTTGATTCTTTAGGTGGGTTAGGGGTTTCTAAAAGTAATGCACTTGGATATGGTTTAGGATTAGCTGGTCTTTCTACAACCCCAGTAGGTATAGCCAACACAGCATTAGATGCTTATGGAAGATATAGTGCAGAAAAAGCAGCTCAATCTGCACTTGGTCAGAATAGAGGTTTTGTAGATACAGTAACTGGTATGGTTACAAACCCAGCTATGGCTACTGCTAGAAGCATGGCTGACACTAACAAAGATGGAAGAGTTTCACAAAGAGAAGCTCAAAACTTTGGAATGCAACAAGGTAAATTAACTGCTTATCAAGTTGGATTAAATCCAGCATATGGTTACACACCAAATACTGTTTCAATACAAGGCGTAGATCAGTTTGGGTTTTCAACTAATCCCTTTTCATATACTGTGGAGCAAGCAAGAGGCATTGCACAAGACACCCAAACAGGAATAGGTAGAGGGGTTGATACTGTAGGTTTAGGAGGAGCAAAAGGTGCTGGTTATAAAGGAAGTGTAGGAAATGCTTTTGGATTTGGTAAAACAGAAGGCGTAGATACATCAGACCCTAATAGCACAGGAGCATCTACAGGAGTAGGTGGCTCTGCGGCTGGGGTAGGTGGTATGTCAGGTGGATCAACTTCATCATCAGCAACTGCAGGAACTACATCAGGAACAAGTTATGCGGATGATGCACAAGGTTCTGGTGGTGGTGATAGTGGTGGTACATATATTTGTACTGCTCTTTATGAAATGGGTGATATGAAAAAATATATCTACAAATATGATCAGATTTATGGAAAACGTGTAGACCCATTGGTGTATAAAGGCTATTGTGTATGGGGAGAATATGTAGCTACAAAAATGAGAAACAAAGGAATAGTTTACAAAATCGCCAAGCCTTTAGCGTTAGCATGGGCAAAACAAATGGCTTATGACTTATCCAATGGAAGATATGGTAAGAAGAGCAAGGTAGTTAAGGTAATAAGTAAAGTGGGCGAAGGGATTTGTTACGCTTTGGGTTTTGTATCTAATATCAAGCAACTTATAGGAGAAAAATATGGCTGATATCAACATAGAGAACATGGAAGAGAACGCTGAACTTTTCATGGAAAAGATGGGTTTTCCTCATAATGCACCAGGTTTAGAGCTATCTGACGATCAGTTAGTTAACTTTCTGTTGTTATGCTATCAAGGTATGATACTTCCAGACGAAGAAGAGGAAGAAGATTACGAAGAGATGGATGGAGACGTTAAGGTCAAAGTCATGAAAGTAGATAGTGGCGATATGCGAAGCGTCATGGATGAGATACTTGGTCATAGCTCACCAAAGATAGGAATGTAGTCATGCCAGGAAAAGTATATTCATCAAAACAAAAAAAGATTGCTAACATGGCAAAGCCAAAGAACAAGTTGACTGGGGCTGATTTTAAAAAACTAGCTATGTTAAAGAAAAAGAAGTCTAAATCAA